AGATCCAATCGCAACCGATCCAAAGTCACCATATGAGTTGTTACCGTTAGTTGCTCTAACCTTACCACCATCAGTACATAGATAACCTATGTGACAATAGTATGTAAACACTGATACTAATTCTGCTTTACCTTCACCGCTACACCAGAAACCAATACCTTGTTGTAAAATTTGTGTGAAGTCATTAGCAACAACAGATTTGTTACCACCATTGTGTAGGTCACCATCAATTCTTAAACCAATACATTCTTCACCAAATGTTGAAACGTTTTGTACATAAGTTGATTTATTTGTGATCCATACACTTTGGTCACTTGGTCCATCACCTGGATCAAGAGCAACAAAGGCACCACCTGTAACACGTTTTGTTTGGAACGTGTCAATGTTTCCTAATGAACCTTTTAATCCTGCAAGAGTCATGTTTCTAATTCCGCAACCATTACGTACTCTAAACATATCCTGATCTTCAAATGCACTACTTGCCGGTTCAATTCTAGTTGAACGTAATTCGTCTCCAACAATGGCAACGTCTGCCGGTACTTTAATTGGAAGTTGTTCTTTGTAAGTACCTGTTTTTACAAAAATTGTAGCAGGTGATCTAGTTGCTTCATCTTGGAAAATATAATCACAAGCATATTTTACTGATTTAAATGGTGCTGAATCTGAAAGTCCTCTTCCAGTTGTACTGTTATCTAAACCATCTGGTGCAACATAAAATACGTTTGCAACTGCACCTAAATCTTCGTATGCAGGAATAGTGTTAATTACTTTTAATACATCACCTGGATTTCCTATACCTTGTCTTACTGTACTTGTACCGTCGTGTGTTCTAATGTCACCTCTGTATTGAAGTACGTTTGTCAATCCACCTTGAATAACTTTTGTCCAAAAATTGTCTTGAGTGTAATCCATATCAAGATCTGGTCTTGATCCTGATGCTGTTGCAGTATGACGTTTAACACATCTATAAAGTGTACCTTCATACGTTACTATGTCGCCTAAGAAATAGTTTGTAGGCGATAGTGTTACTGGATCTGATTCAATCCAATAGTCTCTCCAATGGTCACCTGTAATTAATGTTTGCCATGTGTTTCCTGATTGTGCTGTATTCCATACGCCGTTGCCGTACATAGTTGAATGGTTGTTACAAACAGGATACAACTGACTGTATGCGTCTCTTGGTACAGTAATTTTTACATATCTAACTGTTGCACTATTAAATCCACTGTCGTAATCTTGTGGATTTAAGTAATCAGTACCATCTAAATGATATACAACTCCTGCTTGAAAATAATTGTATGAACTATCAACCCAATGACCATTTTTCTGTGTACTGATGTAAATTGGATGTGTATTGTTTGTGCTATCTGATTGATTAAAGATGTAAGTATTACCTTCTATCAATGTAATTGTTGCTTCTGCTACACCGTCAATATAGAATCTATCTCCTGATCCAGGATTACCAACTGTTACTGCATAAGTTGTGGTTGTTAATGAATCATCTGGTTCACTACCTGTGCTATCTCTTAATGCTATAAACACATGACCATTTAATCTAACAACGTCACCTGTTTTATATGCTGTTGTACTTCCCCAGTCACTTGCAGTGTCTTGCGTTGATGCATCTTGGTTATATTGAGCACCAAGTCTGTAACCTTGTGTAAGTAATTCCCAGTCTCCTGTGTCTTGTAGTTTTAAATTTGCACTAGGTACACTTGTAGTGTTAACTGTCAATGCTGTGTAACTATATCCTCCATAAGTAACAATGTCACCTGGTTGATACGTAATAGAATCTTGCCATTGATTTTCAAATCCTAATCCTGGTATCCATGTTTCAAAGTATGAAGTTGAAAATATACTTGTAGGCACATGACCAGTAGTACATCTAAATAATGTTGGTCCATAACGTACTATGTCTCCAACTTTAATTTTTTTACTGACTTCTAATGTCTGTGAGCCTGTTGAATCTGCGTTGAAAGTAATTGCATTTCTTCCGAATACTGCATCAACTTTATTTGTATGGAAACTAATATTTGTTGCATCAACATATCTAAGATAGTAATTTTTGTTGTCTGTTAAAGCAGAATCAATTGTACCAGTTTGTGTGTATTTGAATATTGTTCCGTTATCATCTGATGTAAACGTATGCACACACGTTGCACTTGTTCCTGCAAATGCAGTAACGTTTAGATCTTCTTTTGCTTTCCATTCACCAATGTATTCAATACCATCAACCAATGTTTCCCATTTGGCATCATCTGGTTCAATACCTAAATTATCGTCTGCCTGAGCAACGTGTCCTGTAACACATCTTTTAGTTACTCCACCATATCTAATAATATCATGATTAAAATATCTTGTGCTAGGTGTCCAATCACCTCTCCAAGAATCTGTTTCAATTATTGTGTTCCATTTTGCTATGTCTAATTCTAAACCAGTAACTGTGTTTGAACTTGTATGTGCAGTCACACATCTGTATAGTATTCCACCATAACTTATTGTGTCTCCTACTCTGTAAATTGTAAGAGGTTGCCACTCAAATCTCCAATTATCAGAAGCATCTAGTATTTTCCAATTACCAATATCTGTGTCACCAATAGCACCATTGTCATATAAATGGAAATATTGTCCATCATTTTTATGAACACTTCCAGTGTCTGCTTGGTTGTAATCATAATAAAATATTTTATCAGGTGGATTACTTGGAACTATAAATTTAACTTTTCTATCTGATGCTGATGCAAATCCACTTAGGTAGTTTGCAAGTGTAACAACTGATCCATCAAGCAAGTAAGTCACACCATTTGCATATACCGAACCTCCATTATGGTGTCCGTCCCAATACGTGCTTAACACCATTGGATGTGTTTGTCCACCAAATGTTATGTTTGAATTATCTGATTGATCAAATATGTATTGATGACCTTCAACTAAACTTAATACTCTGTTTTCAGTTCCTGCAAGATAAAAATTACCTGCCGCTTCCGCAACGTTGATAGAGCCACCTTGATTTGTATGAGTATGACACCAGTAATACAACGTAGAAGGTGCAGTTGAAGGAACTGCAATCTCAACACTACGAGTAGTAGCAGTTGCAAATCCACTAACATATCCAGACATGGTAGTAGTGGCACCATCTAACATATAAGTTACACCAGTATTATAATGACCATTACCATTATGATCACCATCAGGACCAATACTGAACATCAATGGATGTGCTTGATTATTGTAATTACCATTACTTCCTGGTGATTGATCAAACGTATAAGTTTTTCCTTTTACAAAACTTAATGTAGGTGTCTGTACATCATCTATGAAAAAATATCCATTTGCTTGTGAAGGACTTCCTGCTTCAACTGTTACAACAAAATCTTTATCTACTGGAGAATTAACTGTATCAAATCCTGTAACAACATTATAAGTTGTTGCAGATGTTGGTGGTGAATAACTTTGTGCATCATGACCTATTATACATTGATAAAGTTGTCCACCATACTTGACAATGTCATTTACTTTATAATACGTTCCTGGTTGCCAAGTGTTTTTCCATGACACACCATCAAGCATCTGTGTCCATCTAGGATTTGTGCTATCAAATGCATCTGTGTAGAAGTCTGTACCTGCAATGGAATCGTCTACTGATGTGTGGCCAAATATACAAACATAAACTTTACCACCATAACTTACTACGTCATCTTTGATGTATGCAGTAGTCGAAGACCATGCACCTTTCCATCTAAAACGTATTCTATCTAGTTTAAATTCGGCCATTAGTTTTGAACTCTTTCACTTAATTTATTGTATTTATCGTTGTACATTATGGACTTACTCCATCAGGATAACTGTATGATTCATTGACTCTGACAACTAATTGTCCTTCATTGTCTACATAATAAAACAAACTTCTGTCATCCCATCTGTATTGTTCATAATTCAGGTTCTCGTATGTCTTATTGTGTTCTTCATCTCTGCCTGAAAAGAACTCTATTCCTCTTTGAAAGTCTGGTAAATTTTGTGTAGGGTCACCTGGCTTGTTAACTTGCACACCATCAGTGGTTTTCAAAGCGTCTGCCTTGATAAGATACAAGTCACCATCATCAGTTCTTCTCAAACCATAAAAATATCTTGCACCTTTGACAGTTGCATTTACAGTTTGTATGTTGTTTCCTACACTAAAAGCACTCACCTAACTCTCCTTACGTTACTATATTCATCGTATTACCCATGTTTGGATGTGCAGTACATTGGTAATATAAAGTATTTGGAGCACCCATTGGTACTGTAAAATACTGTGTTCCTGTTTTAGATCCTGTCACACCATCTGTATATGCCGATCCACCATTTGTTGTTCTTATTTCAAATGGGTGTGAACCTCCAGTTGTATTAATGAATACATAAGTAAATCCTCTCATCAAATACAACACTGGATCATTTGTTGTTGTTGGAAAACCTGGACCAGTAAAAGTGTAATCACTTGATTGATTTGCTCCAAGTGTCCAAGTTATTCTTGAACCATTTACAACTTCCCAACTTGATCCATTGTATCCAACATGGTTACCAGCGGCCGCGCCTGCTGTGTTAACATCTGTCAATGCACCAAAAGTTGTTGCACCTAGTGTTCCGTTAAAGGCTACTGTTAAAGTGTCACCAGTCACTGATGTTGCAATATTGGCTCCACCTGCAATCGTTAATGTGTCTGTTAATGTGTTTGCAGTTGTTGAACCTGAGTCACCTGCCACTGTTGCAAACAAGTTTTGGTCTGTTGATTGATCCGCAACAAATTCTAAACCAGTTCCGTCTGCTTTAACTTTTACAAATCTATTTGCCGCTCCTGTAAACGCACCTGGTGTGTCAGATAAGTTTAAGAAAGCACCACCAAACAATGTTGGAGTGTTTGTAAAGTTATTATAGTTTAAGTAGTAAGATCCATCTTGACCATCTAATGTGTCAGCATCTGTACCGCCACCGCCTGATGTTACGTCAGCCGCTGGTGCCCATTTTGCCCCATCCCATTTTAAAACTTGTCCTGTACTTGGAGCAGATGTTGTTGTGTCAACATCACTTAATGCATCAATTGATATATTTGCAACTTCTGAAGCCGTAATTGCTGTTGCAAATTCAACTGCTGTTGCTCCTGAGTTTACTCTTAAAAGTTTACCACCATGTGTTGAAAAACTTGCTGGAGTATCAGATAAGCCTGCAAAGGAAGATGATCCTCCACCGCCACCGGATACAGCATCTGGTTTCCATGATCCTAAACTTTGATCCCATACAAGACTATCGCCATTTGTCGGAGCAGTATTTGAGACATTTGACAAATCACCAATATTCTTATTGACATCTAAAAGTTTTACCCATGAATTATTGTGAGCATAGTAAACAGCACTGTCGGCCGTTACTTTTGCTAACATACCATCGTATGTTGTTGCTGAAGGTAAGTCGCTAAATGCGGCGTACTTAAATGTTATTTTGTTACTTCCTGTTGATAACGCCGGCGCACTATTAAATACACCATTCGTTACGTTTGTTAGGTTCGTTCCATCTCCCAGTGCAGTGTAAAGTTCACTAAAATTATTATTAATCTTTACAGCACCTGAACGTAGGTTATCCCCTTGTCCATCGTTTGGAAGTACACCTGTGTTAACTGCTTGTTTTGCCATCTGTCTCTGCTCCTATGTTTTATCGTATGTCAAACTGTTGTTATCAAATGTATATCCTGTTTCGTCCCAACCTGTTGATACTCCGCTATCTTCTTGTTCACTTGTATCTGCATAAGATATAGTGCCTGCGTCTGCATCTTGGTTGACACGTACAACTAGTTCACCTTCATCATTGATGTAGTAAACTAAATTTGCATCGTCCCATCTAAACTGTTCATAGTTTAAATTTTCATATACTAAATTATGATTGATATCTCTACCATCAAAAAATTCATGTCCTTCTTCAAAGTCTGGATAGTTTTTTACTGGATCCCCAGACTTGTTTATAACTAATGAGTCACTTCCTAGTTGATCAATCTTTGCTAGAAATAATTCTCCGTCATCGGTTCTTCTTAAACCGTAAAAGAATCTTTCACCTAATCCGTCAAAGATTAAGTCGCTTGGATTAGGACCAACATAAAATGACCCAGCCATTATACAATCTCCACGTAACTCATGATGACATCTAAACTTGCATCAATGTTACTTTGTGCGTACAACACATTTGTTGCAGGCAATACTAATTTTTCACCACCGTTCAATGCTTTCAAAGTACTGTTCGGTGGAACAAGTACATCTTTGAGATAATATCCTGTAACTGAAGTGTCATCGCTTATTAT